AGCGACCGCGGTTGCGACCAATACGGAGACTTACAATCTTCGAGCATCTGATCTCGACAGATCGGAGTTCTCCGTAGCTGGTTACACACCGCCCGCTGAGCGCGAACTTGTCGTATCTCACGACACGGGAAAGAATGGCGAAGCTCGACACCTTGTTCGCATCAACCATACTATCGTTGATGCGTTTGGGGTGCCTGCGACGGGCAGTGTTTATCTGAACATTGTCCGGCCCAACAATACCGCGTTCACAGACGCACAAATGCTCTCCATGGTCAATCGGCTTATAACCTTTTGTGTCGTGGGGGGCAGTAATGCGAATGTTGTCCGCGTTCTGAATTTCGAGACCTAGGGTAACCTAGTCTTTAAATGTCAGATCTTAGCGACTTGTTATACGCTATATGGTGTATTGCGAGCTGAAGGTCCAGTGGTTTACGCTATGGGATGCTTCTTGGAGGTTCGTCGATGAATATCACCGGTGACCTGAAAAGCCTTCACCTTTTATGGGTGAACCTAGCGAAGAACCATCGCTACGAGAGTTTGATATCAAAGGCTGATATTATTACCTTTGAAGATCGACTTTCGAATGAAGGGTTAACCTTCTTAACGAAAGCCTTACCCTCTATAGGGAAGGCACTTGATAGTTTTCACTCTACAACTGAGTGGTGCAATCCAGAAGGTTTTAAAACTCTGGATGGCCTTCCCGTTTTCTTAGGGAAGGCTATCAAGCTTGCGTTGAGCGGGGACTCCCTAGCCGTAGATTGCGTGCGTCAATTGACGCTCGTTTTCTATAAACTGGAGGTGGAACGTGACGAGAAGACAGACGAGCTTTTTCTTGATCAGTTCAAAAATACTGATCGCGATCTTGCTCATTCTATTGACGAAACTAACAGTTATGTTATTTCGCTGATAGATAGGATGAAGCGAATTTTGGGCGGGTCTTGTGTAATGCGGACCCGCTCGATATTCGCCCATCTCACGGCAGCGGTGCAACTGCTTGCCGAACTGTCAATTCGGATAAGTATCACAAGTTAAGATATTTTCCAAAACTTGATGATGTTTATTCGTACTCGGAATACTTCTTCTATTCTCCTACTCATCTTGCTGATGAGCTGGAGTTATTGGAGGTATCCCCACATTCCGTCCCTAGGGCGAGAGTTGTACTCGTTCCTAAGGACTCTCGAGGGCCGCGCGTGATTTCATGTGAACCTGCTGAGTTAATGTATATTCAGCAAGGGCTCATGAGATTACTCTACGAGACCATTGAGACCCAACCCTTGACTGCTGGTCAGGTTAATTTTACTGATCAGACAATCAACAGGAAGCTAGCCGAACGGGGATCGCGAGATGGCGGTCTCTGCACGATAGACCTGTCTGATGCGTCGGATAGAGTATCACTTGACCTCGTTAGGAGGGTTTTTCCTCCCAATTGGGTTCGGTGCCTCGAAGCATGTCGCTCCGAGGAGACTATTCTGCCCGATCAGTCAATCGTGAAACTTAACAAGTTTGCCCCAATGGGCAGTTCTTGTTGTTTCCCAGTTGAAGCGCTCGTCTTTTGGGCGTGCGCACAGGCTGCTATAGACACAAGACGTGGTGTACGACCGCTGCAAAGCGGTCTAAACCACGTTTATGTCTACGGCGATGACATCATTACTGATTCGTTTTACTACGAGTCAGTAGTGGAGGGGCTTGAGCTTGTTGGCTTAAAGGTCAACAAGAGCAAGTCTTATGCTAAAGGTCCCTTTCGGGAGTCCTGCGGTGGTGATTTCCATAATGGTATGGATGTCACTCCTGTCAGAGTCCGGAAGTTCTTTAGCAGTCAAGGTACCGGATTGGCTACTACTGCTGATTTGTTTAATTCTTTATTAAACAAATTTGGATGTAGCGCCCTTCCTCTCATTCGTGACTTAGAATGTGAGGTTGGTTACGTTTATCCCAGGACGATGATTGACCTACCCATGTCAATCAGGTTTTCTCCTGGCGCTAGTAACGATGTTTTCTTCCGTCGTAGGTGGAACAAAAACCTACAACGGTTGGAACATCGAACCATGACTCTAGTAAGCGAGGTTTTAACCAAGCACCCCCCCAATTGGGGGGAACTCCTTAGGAAGGAGTTGAGTCGGGGTTTGCCATCCGCCGGCAAATACCAGAATCCACTAGCAATAGTGAATTCTGTGTTGGAGCCGGGTCAGTACGCGGATACCCACACCGTCCGAAAACAGTGGGTCTGGACCTGGTTAGGTTAACCAGGCCTGCTGACGCCTACACCACGCAAGTGGGGTAGGAGTTCAG